TAGCAATCTCAGAAGAGATACATGCTTTGAAGTACAGAGGTAAAGGAGAAACTTTTAAACAAGCTATGGTGAGGGTAGCAGATGCCCTTAAGGATAATGAAGAACATTATCTTAAGCTAAAAGATATTTTCCTAAATATGAGATTTCTTCCTGCAGGACGTGTGCAAGCTGCAATGGGCAGTCCTAAGCAAGTAACTCCGTACAACTGTTTTGTTAGTAACACCATCCCAGATAGTATGGATGGTATTATGAAAGTGGCTTATGAAGCTGCGGAAACTATGCGTCTTGGCGGTGGAATTGGTTATGACTTCTCTACGCTACGTCCTAGGGGTGATCACATCAGAAGCTTAGACAGCCGTTCTAGTGGTCCTATCAGCTTCATGGGTATCTTCGACGCTATCTGTAAGACTATCGCTTCTGCAGGCCACCGTAGAGGCGCTCAGATGGGTGTACTACGTGTAGACCACCCAGACATTGAAGAGTTTATTGAAGCTAAGGCTAATAGTCATAATCTCACCCAATTTAATATCTCTGTAGGTATCACTGACAAGTTTATGGAAGCTGTTAAGAATGATGGTTTCTTTGATCTTGTGTTTAATGGACGTGTCTACAACACTATTAAAGCTAAGTTCTTGTGGGATAAACTCCTACGACTAACTTGGGATTGGGCAGAACCGGGTATCTTATTTATCGACCGGATGAACAAAAAGAATAACCTTTGGTATTGTGAAACCATTGCCGCGACAAATCCGTGTGGTAAGACAAACTAAGTTTGCCTCACGTTAAAAATCTTCTCTGATTGACTTGGAAGCCCTTACAGGGGCGACAGGGCGCAAGCTAGACTAACCATCTTTGCAGCGTGAGAGACTGAGCGAGAAGAACGAATAAAATATTTTGACACGTTTTCCCTCTTTTTAAGATTATATATAGTAAGGATGTAACTAATCAAAGTTACAACCATTCTATGGAGGTTTTAATGAGAGAGTGTCGAAGTTGTAACGAGCTTAGAGACGAAAGTAATTTCTTTTATCGTGGTGGTGGGAGAAAAGGTCTACAAGCTGACTGTATGGATTGTTCTAGGAAAAGGGCGAGAGATTATAGACAAGCAACTCGAGATAAAATTGCAGTGTATAAACTTTCTAAAGGTTGTGAAGTTTGTGGTTTTAAAGCAGCACATTCTTGTCAACTTGATCTAGATCATATCGACCCCAAAACAAAGACTTATAAAGGTTCTCATAAATCTTATGATGCTGGTTGGTCTTGGGAAAGGGTTGAGCAAGAAATTGCTAAATGTACAGTTACGTGTAAGAATTGTCATTCTCTTCGTACTTACGAAGAAGGGCATTGGATAAACGTAGTTACATCTATTCGTATGCGACAGTCCAGCGCACAGACCTAACTGTAACACAAGGGTCAGTGTGAGTCGGAACAACCTCTCCCACCTTATGGTGCTTGTCTCTTAGGTTCTTTTAACCTCGTTAAGTATATTAGAGGAGTTCCTACACACGAAGAGTTTGGTATGCCAGATAATTTGTGGGAATTTGATTTTGCAGGCTTCAAAACTGACATTAGCCAAGTTGTAAGAGCTATGGATAATGTAGTAGATAGAGCAGTGTATCCACTCCCACAACAAGAGAAAGAAGCTAAGGATAAACGTCGTATGGGGCTTGGCCTCACTGGTGTTGCTAATACACTAGAAATCCTTGGTTACACATATGGTAGTGATGAAGCAGCAGACTATCTAGCTAAGATCATGACTGTGTTACGTGATTCAGCCTATTTAGCTTCTGTGGACCTAGCAGTTGAAAAAGGAGCTTTTCCTCTCTTTGATGTGAGACTTCTTGAAAGTGGGTTTGCCCTCACTCTTCCAGAACATATTCGAGAAGCCATCCGTACACATGGTATTCGTAATAGCCACTTGCTTTCTATTGCACCAACCGGAACTATTAGTCTCTCTGCTGATAACGTCTCTTCTGGTATTGAACCTGTGTTTAGTCTCGCCTTTGAGCGTACTATTCAAGCTTACGAAGGAGAACGTAAGGAACGTGTGGAAGATTACGCCTACCGTAATTACGGTGTAGTGGCTAAAACTGCAGACGAGCTATCGGTCTTTGACCATGTTAAGATGCTCAATGTAGCTTCTTACTACGTAGATAGTGCTTGTTCTAAGACGTGTAACGTAGGAGACGATGTTACATGGGACCAATTTAAAGAAGTATATATGAGGGCTTTTGATGGAGGTGCCTCTGGTTGTACTACCTTCAGAGCATCCGGTAAGCGTTATGGTATTCTTAAAGCAAGTAAGGATGAAGAGGTGGTAGAAGAGACACCAAAAGAAGAGGATAGTTTTATCGAGGAAGGCGGAGCATGTTATTATGACCCCGCTACAGGACTAAGAAAGTGTGAATAATGCCTCTAATTAGTTATTACAATCCCGATAGTATTACAACTAGTGCTAAACCCCCTACTGTTCTACCTCAACCTTCTACACATATTGTGTCAAAAGACTTCTTTATCCCAATGCCACCTTCTGAGTTAAAACTTGAAGGAGGTCCTTCTGACTATTACGACTTGCCAAAAGGCATTACTACATGGAATGACCTTCTTGAGCAAAAGGCTGTAAATCAGTGGGGAGCTTTCTCACTACATCTAAAAGATGTAGGCAAGGCTTTCTTTAGATTTGGTAATAAAGAGGGCACAAGTAAAGCCTATGATGCTCGTAAGATTATCTATTCAGGCTTAAGAATTTTAGGTATGCTTGAAGGAAGAGATGCTATGAAGAAAGAGCTTCTAAGACTTCTGGAGGACCCTCAATTTAAATAATTAGACAAAGAAAAAGGGAAGCTGCTTGCGCGGCTTCCCTTAATTTATTTTGTCATTGATTTCTCAAACTCTTTTTGATCTTTAACATAACGTGTTAAAAGCTCAATCTGGAAGAGAGACAAATCTCTATCCTCTACAAGGATATTGAGAGAATGTTTAGCCTCAGCTCTAAGGCTTTCATCCAGTAGAATGAATTGACGTCTAGCGTCGTATAATTCCCCAGAGCCACTCCCCACTGCAATCTCATTTCTAGCCTCTTTCCTCACTTCTGCAAGGAGGTTTTCTACCAGTCTACGTCTACGACTTAGATCAGCATTTTTCCAAGGAGCAGAATTAAGAAGAGCTTTAGCTCTTGCATCTAGTTTTGGTGTAATCATTTTGTTCACAAGGTTATTCCACTCAGGAATCCCTGTGCTTTCCTGAATACGCCAAGAGGGTTTATCCACCATAGCAAGCATCTTATTAATATAAGTGGTCTGTTGATCAAGCCTATCCCCAAGCATACGTGCAATAGGATTAACTTCTTTAACAGGACCATATTTATCAGCTTGTTGTCTAGGAGGAGCTGTTCTTCCATCTTCCGAGAGGAAGGGAGCAAAGATGTTGTTTAGGTAACGAAGAGAGTTATCAATAACACCATCAACACCACGAGACAATTTCCTATCAGGGGTCTCATCTTTGCCATTCAACATACCAACAGCAGCGTTAATAGGCTCTAGTGGACGTGTAAAGCCTGAACCAATCTCACTCAAACTAGTACCTGCAAGTTGTAGCAGGAAACTACCAAAAGATTTAATCTCTGCTTCGTCGTCTCCAAGAGATAACATATAACCAGCCGTGTCTAGAATAGCTTGGGGAGCAGCAACTTCCTTCATAAGAGCTAGTGAGCCAAGCTGTTTAACAACCTCTCCCATAAGTTCTTTTCCCGGTGTTTCTCCACTCATGATAATTTCAGCTACACGACCTAGTGCCATGTAGGTAGAGAGAGGAGACACGTTCTCTTTGTTAACAACACTACCAGTAGAGTCAGTTACTTGTTGCCAAGACAACCCTTGTTTACGTTGTTCTTTCTGTTGATTTGCCAAGCCGACAATAGCTATAGCTCCTACAAGCATTTTACTTGTGCCCATCATTACTTCTTGATCGACTAAGCTTTTACCTACACCAGATACAACACCATCTTTAAAGAAGCCTTTATTCTTAGCCTTAGCCCATACATGGTAAGAAGCCAAAGGAGAATACTGCATAGTAAAAGCTAGGCTATTATTCATAAACCTGCCGAAAGGAAAAATGAAACCTAAAAAAGGAGCATTAGATACTGTCTCTACAGCTTTAGCCATAGGAGAAAGGTTTCCGAATCCCTTTGTGTAGTCCATAGAGAAAGTATCTTCCAAGCTGGTGTTAAGAGCTTTACGCCAAATATCGTCTGGAATTTCTCCCACTCTGCCATCAGCAACCATCTTATACAAGGGAACATTAAACTTAAGTCTAACTTGTTTATCCATTTCCCCCATCATGCTAAAAGACTTAGTGTACACGTCTTGGATTTTCAAACCAGAAATTTTAGCAGCATTGTCTGCAATTCTCTCTGCATTTCTAATCACCCTACTATTAGGGTTCATTCCATAGTGAACAGCCGTATCAAACTCAATCCCACCAAAGATATTAGCACTTAAATCTTTCTGTGCGCTTTTAGGAGCTTGGCTAAACAAAGCTTCTGCAGCCTCTCTTGTAGTGTATGGGTCAAAAAGATTTCTTAACTTAAACACTTGAGAAGAAAATAGATGCCCACTTTGACGGAGAGCTTCATCTCCAAACTTACTCCCAGTAATGGGGCTAGTAAGTTTAGAAGCAAGACCTACAGTACCTAAGACACCTCCGTGGAGAGTTTCTGCCAAAGCTCTAAAAGCACTAGCACCAGCCCAACCTTTTACGTTAACAGCAGTGGTAGCTGGGTGAGACACAAGCATACGTCTCCACAAGCTTTGCACATATTTAACCACATGAGGTTCGTATTCTTTAGCAGCTCCTTTAGCACCTTTTTTAGCAGGTGCTTTAGCCAACTCATTAATACTTTTATTAGCAACAGCCTCAGCCGTGACTTGTTTGTTAATAGCATCCCCAGCAAGACGAATAGTCTGCAAAGTGGAGCCTGAGTCACTAGCGTAGTGAGCCATAATGTCAGTGAACTCTCTATAGGTTTTACCAAGAGTTTCCTTAAAGGTAACATCAAGTTCATCGAGTTGTTTCTCAGGGAGACTCCTAGCAAAACTCACCATTTGATGAATGTCTGCTGCAGCATTCTCACTCTTATCAATCAAGATACCAGCTTGCTTCATAAACTTAATAATCAAGCCGGGATTTTCTTTATCTGCAGTTCCAAGTAGTACAGTCTTTGCAACTTTTTGAAGGTCAAGAGAGTCTTCTGTTGAAATTAGGCCACGTTCTACAGCAGCTTTATAATCAATCATTTGCTTTTGGAACTGTTCTTTCATTTCCTTAGCCATTGCTGTAACAGCAGGACCAGCTTTCTGTTGATATTTAGCTGCAGCTCTATTCTGTCCTACTTGCAATGCTTGTGCAGTATTAGATAGCTTAGACGTAGCTTTGGTGGCTAAGGGTACGATAGAAACAGCACCACCTATCATGCCACCAGTTGTAGCAATAGCAGTTTCTAACAGACTGTAGTGGTCCTGAGCACCAGAATCAATGAGGGTGGATTGATAAAGATAATCTTGCAAGCCTGCAAGAGAAGCATCAATAGCAGTTGCCTTTAGTACCTGTTTAACAGCTTCTTTTTTTATAGCAGAAGAGATGACGGCTTTACCTGCAGCTCTCCCTGCTGCCTTAAGAGCAGCTCCCTTAACACCAGCCGTAGCAGCCTGTTGGAGAGCAACCCTCTGTGCAGCCTTAGCAGCCACTTGTACACCAGCTTCTTTCGCAAGAACACTACCACCTTTGACAGCAGCCCCACCACTACCCCCAGTGAATAGACCTATCCAAGTAGAGGGAGAGGTAATGGCAGCTCCTACATAGTCTGCTACTCCATTAACCCCACCCCAGAAACCATCGTTAGTAAACACATTACCAAGACGATCATATGTAGCATAGGCTTTAGCAGCAATGGCCTTATCTTCATCATCTAGCCCATACATCCAACGAAGCTCTCCTGCAGTGCTCACTTCGTTGGTGTTAAAGAATCTCATCTGATTAACAAACGTATCATAAAGTTCGTCATCAGGTAGATCAGCTAAATGAACTCCCTTACGTCTTACCATGTAATTACGAATGTCTGCCATAGCTGCAGGATCATTTCTAATATCATCGGCTGTAGCAGAGGGAGCTTCTTCTTCTGCTTGTCTTGCAGCTTTATAAGCATCAGCCCTAGAAATTGGTAAACTACTTACGACAGGTTCCTGAACAGTGGGTTCAGGCTCGTTAAATAGGTCATAGTCTTCCGTAGCGGGGCTAGGAGGGGCCATCTCTGTAGACTGGCTAGTGTCACCTACCTCAGGAGAGATAGGCCCCTCTGCCTCGTTAAAAAGGTCGTAATCAGGCACTACCGGAGAGGAAGGCTCTTCAGGTTCATTAAACAAGTCATAAAAGCCGTCTTCGGTAACACCCATGTTAATTCCTTTCAACTGGGACTAGAAATTCTGCTCCGTCTTCATCTACATAAAGAACAGAGCCGTCTTGTTCACCCACATAGGTGAATTTAATTGGGATACCTAACGTACCCGTCACTGTAAAGGACAGAGGAGGAGTTTCTCCCTGCATAATCTTAAAGTCTTCAGGAGCACCTTTCCCAGCAAACTGACTTTCAATCCCAAATTTAAGTCTGGTAGCTACTGGGTCTGTATCTGCGAGAAGTTGTTCTGTATCAGCTTTAACAGCCTCTGGCGGAGCTACTTCTCCTGTTGTCCCTGTAAACTCATCCAACTGAGCCTTTTTAATACGTCTATCTACACCATTAATATTGTAGATAACACTATCCCCATCTTCTTTAACAAAAGTGGCATCTAAGCCCTTAGGTGTTTTAAATGTTTGAGGATAAGAGCTTGTGTGTTCTACTGGATCAAGTGGAGTAGTAGTAATCTCTCCTTCCTCAGGAGCGACTTCCTCCAAAGTTCCCAATGCCTTTTTAAACACAGCAGACCTAGTAATAAGGTCTTCCGGGTTATTAGTAGTACCAATCATTTCCTGAGCAACTTCTGCTTCAATAGCAGCTTCTTGTTCAGGTGTAAGAGGTACATCTTCTCCCGGCTTATCTGCAGTTCCAGCCCCAGCAAGTCTAGCTTTGATCTTACGTGCGTCAACTTCTTCTTTAAAAGCTTTTTCCCACTGCATAATAGTAGTGTCAGACATAACATCGCCTTTTGGTTCTTTAGTCCCAATACGTGCGTATGTAGCTTCTAAGTCCAGACCGAACCCAGTGTCACCAAGGGGTCTACCAGATTCTTCCCCCTCCATATTAATAAGCTCTCTAGCAGAGTAGCCATCAGCTACCTCTGTAGTTTCAAGCCTATCTGCAGCTTCGTCCATAGCGTTATAGCCCATACCAGAGGACACAAACGCAGAAAAAGGATCACCTCCTGTCTTTTCAGTGGCCTTCAAGTTAGCAGGCATTAGACCTGCAACTTGTCCTAAGAACTCAGAAAGAGGTTGATCTGATGGTTTAACCTCTTTGGTAAACTTATACACATCACGCCAGAAAGACTCATCTACTTCTTTGCCAGCCTTAGCTGCCATATCATAAATCTCATAGGCTTTATTAAGAGCCTCAGGTCCCTCGTTAGCAACAGCTCTAAGAACATCTTCCGGCATATTTGCCGTGTTCATAAGATTATTAGAGATGGAGGTGAGACCTCTTAGACGCTCCCTGCGTTTTGCTAAATTCTCAGCACCTACTGTCCTAGCTCGTTCCATTTGCTGATCGTAATAATTCTCAGCTTTATCTTTTCTGTTGTTAATATTTGTTGCTGTGTCCTTAGCAAAGGACCCAATAAAAGCTTCAAATGCAGACATTAACCACCCCTACTCATTAAGCCTTTTCGAGGCATTGGTTTTTCTAAAGCCTCCTCTTCAGGGGAGTCTACTGGCTCAGTTTTTTCTTCAAGACGTTCATCAGCCTCATCAATGAGACTTTTAGTGTCTGCAATGACACCGGACTTATCTGTGGGGGATTTTCCAATAGCAATCTGCAGATCACGTAGCTCTTTCTCCTTAGCTGCAGTGGACTTAGACTTACCTTGAAATTCTCTTACAGTGACACCAGCAGCTTCTGCCAAACCCAATAAATGTTCATGTAACACAGGGGCAATAAGCATAGAAGTATCAAATGTATGATACCCCTCCATTTCTCCATTAGCTAAAAGAGTTTCCACAAAAAGATCAAGAGGAAAATCTTGATCTAGGATGAAGAGAGTTTCATCCAAGAGGTCATCATCTTCCAACTTGTCCATATAAAATTGAAGGGCTTTATCCACCTTATCAAAATGAGGAGGTTGCTCCCAAGGAGCGTTACCCGGCTCTCTTGTAAGAGACTCACCGGGAATTGGTCCGTTAAACATTGGTGTATGCTCCTAAGAATCTTTTAACTTTATAAGCTGCATCCGCTTTAGTAACATAGCCCTTACCAGTTGGGTCAAGTCCTGCATTTTGTGTGTAGGCTTTAGTACCCTTCTCGAAGAGAACATAGTCACTAGGCTTCCCAACAGCTTTGGGATAAAGAACAGACATATAAACATCTTCTACAGAATTTTCTGTGTTACGAGAAAGCGGAGTTTGTGCAAAATATTTATCCACCCAATCAAGTTGTTCTACAGGAGACAGTTTAGCCAATGCTTCTGTTGTAGTACCCATCCCTTTAGCAGTGGAGGGCATAAACTGGATAAGACCTGTAGCCCCACTCCCAGCAGCATTTTTAGTTCCAGAAGAGAAGCTACCACCAGTTTCAAAGTGCATAACAGCTAAGAGGGCTTGTGGAGTTGTTCCATACTTGGACGCAAGGGACTTTACTTTGTCGATAAATTCAACATTGGTTGTAATGTCTTTATTACCCGGTTCTTGTGTCACAGCCTCAATATCCCTGTCTTTAACAGACTCAATGATTTCTCTTGTGGGCTGTCTACGATCTTCATTAATAGTGGGTTCGTAAAGTTCATCCCACCCACGTTTAGCATGAGTAGTAAAAGCCTCTCCAGATTTCTTAGCACTCATTTGCATTTTTTCTGAGAAAGCTTGCCTAGAGGCTTTAATCTGTCTCATATTTTCCATAAGGAAACTATTAGGATCATACTGTGGAGCAACTTCTTCTTGTTGTTTAACAGGAGAAGAGAAGAAGCCTCTACCTTGTTTTGGAGCAGGGGCTTCTACAGGAGCTAATACTTCTTGAGAGAGTTTTTCTCTCATATTCTTTAATACGTTTACATAGCTCATTTCATTACCTCAACCATGCCGCAACAAGGCTACCAACACCAGCCCACATACTATCTTTACTTGCACTTTTTCTGGCTTCCTTGGCTTCATCAGAAGACATAAGAGCCATCACTAACTCAGAAGCTCGTGTAGCTGCATTCTCAGAAGCAGTAAATGCGTAATTCATAGCATCTCGTCTGCTCTGCATAACATTGTTATATTGTGCCAGCGTCATCTGAGATTTCAATTGAGCCTCTAGCATATTAGCTTCATTTGTAGCAGCGTTATTAGTTGTAGTAACTTGTCTACGCCATTGTACGTTAGACTGATCTACAATAAGTCTATTAGAAGCGTTAAACTGTTGACGTTGATCTTCCATCTCAGCTTTGAACATACCAATAGCATTTGTTTGCCCGGAGTTAAACTCGTTCATAGCATTAACTTGAGAGGCATTAAACTGATCAACAGTGGATTTTAGATTAGCGTTAAATTGAGCTACTTGTGTCTTACTAGAAGCATTAAACTGTCTTGTAGCGTTTTCTGTTGCCACATCACTAAAGAAAGACTGTGTTCTTGCATCATTCTTTTGCATGAGCATTTGTTGCTCATTATTAAGATTGGCAAGCTGCATAGTCATGTAAGTCTGAGCATCTTGTTGTGCAATGGGGAGAGCACTCTCCATAGCAGCCTGTGTAGTAGCTCCTGCAGCAATAGAGGAGGCTCCCAAGCCCCTAGCAGCCATTTGATCGTTAGCAGCTCTCATAGCTCCTGCAGCCCATGCTGGTGTCTGACCACCCTCAAAGTCTTGCATAAGCTCACCCAGTTGCCCCTTAACAGTAGACTGATTATCTACCTGTCCCTGAGCAAACTGATATTCCTGCAGAATTTTGTCAATATTATCTCCGCTTTTTACGGCAGTGACAAGATCAGCTTTTACTTGTTCAGGAGTTCTAGCTGTGGAAGTAGTAGCTACACTCTGCTTAACTGTAGGGGTAGCTCCCTGTAGTTGCCCCGAGTTAGCTGCTAAAAATTCTTGGTTAGTTGCTACAAGAGGTTTAACTTCAACTTGTGTAGCAGGAGGTGTAGCAGGAACCGCTGTAGTGTAACCTGCTACATCATCTGTTAAGTTCTTGTCAGTAACTGCACTAGTGGCAACGCTTGTAGTTGTAGTAGGGGTTGCCACAGGGGTAGTAGGACCCCCTGTGAGGGGCACCCCAAATTGCTTTGGAGTAGTAGTTATATTTGTCGTTGCCATAAAGGTTCCTTACCCTACTTTTTTCTTAGCCAAATATTCTTGAATAATCCTAATTCCACGACGAGTTAGGGTAACAACCAACATATACACCGGGAGGTATTCGAGAGGAATTACAGAAATAACTTCTGTTAGTTCAAGAAAAGGGACTAACAACATTAATACATCAAGGAAACCTGTAAGATATTTAATAAAAGTTGCGTTCATTTTTTACTCCATAGAAAAGAAAACCAACTAGGTTTGACAACAGGTTTTTGAGACTACTTTTCCACTTCGGCCCACCATTTTGCTACATCAAACCCCGGACATTGCGTGGACATTAAATCTCTATGTCCAACTACTACAGCTTTAGGCCACTTTTGTTTTAATAGTCTAATACGATTAATAAGAGCTTTTTCTTGTGCCCCCGTCATATTATTCACACCAACAGAAGGTCCTGTTTTTCGATCAAGCCCTCCTGCAAAACAAAGTCCAATTTTATTACTATTTTGATTCTTTACATGAGCACCTTGAACATCTTCAGGTCTCCCAATCTCTTCTGTCCCATCTCTTCGGTAGAAGTAATGATAACCAATACCATCCCAACCACGAGCTTTATGCCATTTGTCAATAGTCATTCGTGTGACATTTTCATCTGGGTAGGTTGCAGAATAGTGTACAACAATATGAGAAATATTATTCATCATCTTTTTTCTACCAAATTCAAAATTCTCTCTAGCGTGTTCTGAATAGAACTAATACGCTCTTCCATCCTGCCAGAAAAAGATTCTTGGTGTGAAAGCCGCACTTCTACAGAATTAAGTCTTCCCTCCAAAGAACCCCTCACTTCACTGAGCTTCCCTGTAAGGTCCTTCTCCATCTTCTCAATATTCAAATCAGCGTCCTTATTTCGAGCTTTAATATCAATTAACGCTGTATTGATCTTAGTAAAAGCAACAATAGCTGCAATTAGGATAGAGCAAATGGAAATTATCTCTCCTATTGTTAGGGGGATACCAAATAATAACATTAGAACCACCTACCAACAGCAACAATAGAAGCTGATCTAGCTGCAGCAGTCTGGCTTGTTATAGCAGTGTAGGCAAAGTTATAGCCAGTGGCACTGATAGCTGTAGTAATAGCCCCAAAAGCTGAGGACAAAGTTGGTACTACACTAACCACAGGAGCAGAGACAAATCCCATTGGGAATACCCAAGACTGTAGGGGAGACCTAAACCCCCCAAAGTATGCAGTGGCGATAGCTTCAGAAGCTGTAGAGTGTGCAATAAAACAGATAAGAGTTCCATCTGCATATTTAGTGAAACTACCATTTCCTGTGGTCCCACGTTCAATAACACTCCCAGTAGGAACCCCCGCAGTTTCACCGACAACCCCAACAATATTATTTCTTGTGTAAACTGGTACAGCAGGTTGTCCCACCGTCAAGGTTCCAGAAGTTGTCGCTCTTAAAAGATTACCCGCTCCCTGTTCAAAACGAACCTCCCCCAAAGGGGCTTGAATATTTGTGTAACCTGCTCCAATACCAAGTTGAATGGAAGTATCTGCATAAACAACATCAGCTTGTACAGTGGTGGCGTCTACGTTGCCGACTAAATTACCAGTGACATTACCTGTAATATTCCCGTTAACATTTCCTGTGAGGTTGCCTGTTACGTTCCCTGTAAGGTTCCCAACAAAGCTTACGGCAGTTAGGACACCAGAGATGAAAGCATCTTTAAAACGTAGAAGAGCTGTACCCAAGCTTACAACATTATCTGTCTTAGGTGCAACAGTGACGGCGCTGATAGTTACATCCTGTACAGGACCTACTTTAGTAATAGGAGCACCTTCCCCAGAACTACCGTCATGCTTATGCCCAGTAACTGCATTATGGGAAGATTGTACTTGGTTAAACTCTGCGTCTAAATCGTCCGCGTTAATAATATTTAAGTTGCTAATTTGGGCGTCCCGTTGACGTACATAACCTACCATATTTATTTCCTGTCGTTAGTTCTAAATTCTAAAATGATTGTATCGAGGCTAAATGCCGGATTAATTGATTTTTCTCTATACTCAAGTGAAAATGTAAAAGCACTCCCCACTACTGGGCTTACGTACACAGAATTAAGATTACCTGAGTAATAGCTAACTCCATACACACCTTCTCCATAAATACTCACTCCAGAACTATTCTGTCCTATCACCCACTCACTCGGTTGAACTGTGCCAACTTGTTCATAGTCAAGTAAGAGTCTGGCAGTAAGGCTAAATGTACCGGAAGTTTTAATGTACAAACTATGTTTATAAACAGTTTTTCTCACACGTGGGTCAGTGATGGGGTTAAAAGGTATTTTAAAAATACATTCGATATCTGCTCCATCAAAGCTATTCCCAAATTCCATTTGATAAACTTGGGAACTATTATCGGAGAAAATCACAACCTCTTCATCGGCAAACTGTTTGCTATCTGTGCAGACTACTTTAAATCCCATAAGAGAGGACCAAGCCATCCCAGAAGGTTGTTGGTCGATAAATTTAGTTGCTAGGTATCCACGGGAAAACTGAGGAGTTTGTTCGGAGTCAAATCTAAAAATTCTATATTGAGCCTTTTCTCTGACAACAAGGGAGCAAAAGATACCACCCGAATTAAAAAGGGCGTTTAGTTCTTTTTGAATTTGCTCTGAAGCACGTTGTAACCCAAAATCTTCAATTTTTTCAGTGGCACTTAAATACCTCACTCCATCAGGTCCTAAGTAGAGAATGTCTCCACCTACTTCTTGGATGGTGTCACTAGCCACACAACCTGATTTCTTTGTAATATCTAACAAAACAAAATCAGATGGGGAGTTACCTGTGAGTCTTTTAATTTGGTCCCTGCAGAAAATGATAAGCTCTGTTCTAAAAACAATCAAGCCTGTAATTTCATCTCCTACATTAATTACCCCTGCTCCATTACCGGGTGTGTAATCTGTTTCTGCGTAGGGTGCAGTGTAGATTAACATAGAACCATTTCCAAAGAAGATTCTATTTTTAAATTCAGCTACAAAATTTGCTCCAAGTACATCCGCAGAAGCTGCTGTGTCTTGTGTAATTACGTGGGTATCAGCACGATAGAAGACGGGCTTATTAACACCATCTACCATAACCACTTTAGGAGTTCCATTAAAGTTAAAAGGAACATGTCTAATAGTAGAACCCACTGTAGCACTAAGGTCTAGTTTTTCTACCCAATCGGACTTATCTTGTGAGAAATAGTATTTACCACCCCTTACAGCAATAGTATCTCTGGCAGCAGTTAAGATCACTGCCTGAATGTCGGCTGTTCCGGGTAATGCAAAATCAACCCATTTACTGTAACCAAGAACTTTTTTATAGCCTCCCTCTAAGGAAGGTTCATAATTTACAAGTGTAGTAGCACTTCCGGGAAAATTCATGCCTTGTTGAAGAGGAGACACATTAGTGATAAGCCCACCGGAAAGCTCAATTGGGTAAGTTTCCCAAGCAGTTCTCATAGTCTCTCCTTATTGGTTAAGCACACCAGAACGAAGATATTCAAATCTATTCTGGTAGATTGTTCTCATATTTTTAATGTCTTGTAGAAACTTTTGCTGTACAACACCAGCACTTTCTGGGTCCCCCCTAAACATATACGCATAATGGATAGCTCCATCAATAATAGCATGTCTAAATTGTTCTGGTACAGCAGGTACATCTGTAGGTAAGGTTAAGTCGAGAGGAAGTCTGTAGTATTCATATACTAATTCGTAGTCAGCCCCTGCAGGAGGATAAAGAATAAACTCTAAACTTGGGGTTCTTACAACATACTTAGGTACGTTAGCATACTTAGCCCCGTTAAACTCTGCATCTGAATACTTAGCTAGATATTCTTCATAGTCTAAAATTGCCAGCTTGTTGGTCGTTACATTCTTTGTGTCATCACCTTTGATACGAAAGCTATCCATATTGACTGACTTAGCATCAATTGGGTAGGCATATCTACTTTGATTAACTACCAAAGTAGTGGTGAGAGACTGGTGTGTAAAAGGCCATTCAAAGGCCACCTGATAAATTTCTCGAAGGGCTGCATTAACAGCCTCTTTTGCACTAAGGTAGAAACCCTGTGCAGTGTCAAAGTTTGTTAGGTCTAAAGGGACTTCGTTAAGACGATGATTTACATCGTTAACAAGGCCAATAAAATCATAAGCCATTCAGGCCCTCCTAGATGTTAAAAAAGGGGGAGGGAGAACTTCCTCCTTCCCCCTAATTCACTTAGATAGATGTATCACGAGCTGCAACAGCCGGGACAGTGGGCGACAGACCCTCTACCACCAAAGCGAATACACGAACCTTACCATCAAGGCGGGTAGCAGTAGCACCCAAGAGGTTCAATGTAGCGTCAGCAGTGAGAATTTGCGGAATCACCGTACCAACAGCCGTGACAGTGCCAGCAGCAGCCGTAGAGGCCAAAGTAGCACTCATCACGTTAGTACCCACACGAGCAACAAGAGTGCCAGTGCCAGTACCTGCGGTGATCTGTTCAACACCAGCAGCAACTACGATACTGCCCTTAGGCAGATCAGCAACTACGATGTCGTCGGTGGCAGTGGTCATCACAACGTCAGTGGCAAGGTTAACAATAACCTCAATTACACGAGCCGAAGCGATGGGACCCGTTGCAAGACGGGCAACCCCTTTACGGGGGAACTGAATAGTAGCCATAGATTAATTTTCCTTAAATTGGGAGAGGTTGTGCTATTAGTACAAACTATGCGAGGTTGTACTTAGCAGTGACAAGGCCCTCAGGACGAAGAATCTTGCGACCATACAGGTGCATACCACGAACGATGTCAGCAAAGCTGTCAGGATCACGATAGGTCTCAGTCTTATTGATCTGCTCTGCAGTTGCAACAGCCGAATCAATACCAGCAACGATAACACCATAGTCTGTGTTCTGGTTAGCCGTACCAGCAGCAGTCGGGCCAGTACCTACTTTAGGTAGGTTGTTCGACTCGTACACACGGAAGCCATGCAGATTACGCAGAACCAAGCCATTACGCAGGCCACCAGCCTCACCGAAGTCAGCATTCATAAGACGCGAGTCTTCGTCACGCAGGATTTCCATGAACACAGGGTCCACGACCAACCAACGACCATTGGTGTCAACATTCTGCAGGTCCATTTGACGGCCCATACGAGCAATCAGAGTGAGTGGCGAGATGAAGGCAGTAGGCAGCGCGGTCGAACCCGGCAGACGTTGGGCCAGCGGGATAGAGTGATCAGCAGCCGAAGCAGTAGTGATCGAGCTGAAGTTACCTTTACGCAGTACGTTCGAGTCCAAGAGTTCCGAAGCAGTGGCAGTAGCAACAGCTTTAGTCCCCGGAATATCCCCAGCAGTACGTGCAGTATTGGCGTTAGTGTGCAGAGCGGATTGCTTATAACCAGTCAGATAGCCGAGAACTTCTTGGTCAAACTGATCCTTCAAGCGATAGCCAGCACGATCTGTTGCCATCTGCATGAAGTTAACATGCGAGTGAGCAGCTTCGATGTCATCCATCTTGAACGAGAAAGCGTTAGCTTTATCAATTACAAGCGTGAAGTCTTCATCCAGCAAGTCTTGAGCAACAATCTGTTGACCACGAGCATACGGAGTTACACTAACTTCAGGTTCTTTGATGATTTTAACCGAGTCACCAAAAGCACTAATTTCACCAAAGTAATCCGAGTTAGTAATGTCTTGTACAATCGAGGATTTACGGAAAGCAAGTTGTGCTTTTTTCGAGTAGATTACGGGGCTAAAAGCACCGTTCGGGAGATTGCCGTGTCCGGCGGTGGCGGGAAATGCCATATTATATTCCTATATGTGAATGTTGTAATATTAGGTAATACGACTCACACTACACACAGAGGCCACATTTCAAAGGGTGGGAGTTGGACAGCTAATCCTTTTCCGGCCTAGATAGTGGGTAGGTCTGTAAATAATATTTTCGTAAAAGTTAATGCCTTGTAAGCGTCCCTACAAATTATCAACTCCCCCTATCGGGTAGTTTACCGAGCTTTGCCTGACATGTCGTAAACGAATTTACCTTCACGCATTGCTTTTTCAATTTCCTCAGATTTTTCACTAAATTCCTTGTCGGACATTTTGTTAATCTGAGACTCTTTATACCAAGAAGACTTTTCATCGTCTTGCGGTGTTACCCGGTTTCGGGTGTTTACAGCCATAGCAGCATTCTTGTCAGGCGACTTGGTGACAATCTTATTGTCCATTTTATACAAATCAATTGCCCGAGCAGCGGCAGCTACGTCTGGTTCTTCGTACAAAGCTTTTTGAATCCATTTAGGTTGGGTTTCAGCCCATTCATGGAAAGCATCTGTATCACGAATTTGGTCAAAGTCTGGATGGAGGCGCTTAAGTTCAGCTTCTGCTTTCTCTTGTTCTAGTCGCTCTTCCATCTCCTCTACCTTACGAAGGCGGAGGTCTACTTTATTTTCAACTTGTTGGCTCTCATCCCGAGCTAGACCACGAACAATACCGGCTACGTCTGGGTAAGCTTTTACCCAAGCCTCAATTTCGTCTCTAGTCTTAGGCATACCCACTACTTTACTAGTGGAGGAATTAAGTTGATTTTCTAATTCTTCAATTTTATCTTCCAGCAATTTTTGTTGTGCTTGCTGATGTCTACGAAGGTCTGCGTATCGTTTCTGAAAAGTCTTTTCTTCAGCTCCTACCGCTTCTGGGAGTTTTTCTACTACCTCTTCTTTAGGCTCCTCTTTAGGGGCACCTTCTGCAAGAAGTTCTTCAATCTCTCGTTCAGCTTGTTTAATCTTACTTTCACTACGGAACATAAGAGGAGCTTTTGTTTGTTCAGTCATTTAATTTCCTTTATGGGGCCAGCATTATGCCGGGTCGCCTTAACATTTCTTTTTAGTAACGAGTCCGCCTTTAGCCATTCCAGGGCCAAAAGAACCAGATTTAGTTCCTGTGCTCTTGGTGTCTTTTTTGAGACCACCATCTTTACCCTTTAGACTATTATCACTATAAGTAGTGGAATCACCATCATTATTAGAAGTAAAACTAGCCTTATACCCCCCACCACTTGTGGAATTACTAGTTTTATTTTCACCACCAGATAGTACACTTCCAACCTTATTCATCAAACCTTTAATAGGATTTGTTCTTACAGGTTCTCTAGAGAGGTCTGCTCTGGCAGCAGTTAGCTTAGTAATCTCTTCTGGGGTTAGAGTTTTACCTTTTGTGTCCTTACCTGTTTCGATCATTTTATCTAACAGAGAAGGCACCTGTTCCTTAAGATACTTTTCCCTCATACCCACTGCAAGTTTACCCATAGGAATAAGAGTTTGAACAAGTCCTTTAGCAACTTTATTATCAACCGAATTTTTAGTTTGGCTATACTTGATAAAAGTTTCAGCATTCCACTCAGAAGGATTAGCTGCTAACCCCGTAAGTTCGTGAGTAGGTCTATCCATACCACTTTCTTTGGGCTGCGAAGTAACTCCTGTTGTAGTAGGGGTCGCAGGTTGAGCTGGTTTTGGTTGATATTCGGTAAACCCTTGGGGAATTTCTGTCAAAGGTTGTCCTTGATAGAAGGGAATATAAACTAACTGTCCGTTAGCTCCTTGGTACTGTTTAACACCACTATAATTACTTGTAGGAGCTGGGGTAGTTATTAGCCCACCCTCTGCCATCATAGGCATAGGGGGTGGAACTTCTTCTGTTACTACTTCCTCAGCAGGAGCTTCTTCTCCGGTGTCTCCACCGATACGACCAGCTTGATTCATTTCTGCTAGTTTTTGTTTTGCTTTATTGACTAAACGCTCAATAGCGTCTAGCCCCATAAACCTAACTACATCAGCAGGAATGACATACTCACCAGACGAAGCTTTAATATCTACATCATCAGCCACTTCTTGTGGCAAAGCACCGGGGGGAGCTTCAATTGGTTCCATTAGTGGCCTCCGAATTAATTACTTCTTCTCTTAGATTTTTAAGCATTCTAAGAGATTTAACTTTCCCTTGTGCTCGATAGAAATCATGGGGGTTAACTAAATCCTCCATGACTTTTGTTTCTCGTTCGATACGCATATCCAAGTAATCCATAAAGGCATTATACTTTTGTGCGTCATATACAAAAGGTTTTAGGGCTGACATCATTGAGGAATATCACCTTTTCTGGCTGAGAAGGAAGCCTCCCCCGGCATAGGTGCAATACCAGTGCCAATAGAGCCTCCACCAGCGCCCGTAGAGTCCATAGCGTTAGCTCCGGGGTTTGGGGTAGCTGCAGGGCCTTGTGGCCCTTCCTGCCCTTGTCCAGTCATCCCCTTGATGATCTCTGCTTGTAGTGCAGCTTCAGGAATTGAATTGACCACTTTGTCCGGGTCAAGATCAAGACTTTTAGCAATCTCACGTACAATCACATCCATCTTAGCGAAGGGAGCTAGAATTGGGTTAGACACAACACCAAGGAATTGCATCAGACGTTGGCTTCTTACTTCATTAGCCATTAGGCTTTCAGTGCCCTTAGCAATAACTTCTAAATCACCCTTAATGCTTGGATCGAAATCAAATTGCATGTTAAAAGCGAAGAAGGCTTTACCAAGAGGTCCAAGCAGGTAGTCGTCGATATTCTTAACAACTGTCTTAATACCAGAGGCAGCAGCATTCATAAACATAGAAATGCCGGAAGCTGTACGTCCTACACCCTGCACATTAGTTTGCCCATATGAGTAGGAAGGAAGACCAGTGCTCTCATCCGCAAGTTCTCTTGACTTGTCAAACAACATCATATTCTGTTGTGACACATTAGGGAATGACGTACCAAAGATAGCTTGCCCCGGAGCACCCCCTGATCGACGAAACACCTTACCCGGATAGACTTTTAAATCTTGTCCCGGTGTTAAGTTGTTTTCATCAATTTCAAGAATAAGGTTGCCTGAGAGGACAGCGTTATCCACAGACATACGCATAAAACCATTCATGAGGGTTTGTGTGTCGTCCATATTCTCTGCAATACCTACACCAAAGAAGCTGTAGGGGTTCATCTCGTAAGGGACGACATAGTAAGGAATACGACTAGGCTTGAACGGGTTCATAACCAGACGAAGAATTTGATTATTACACAACCAGATGTTAACATTGATCTGATCAAATTCTCTTAGTTCTTTAGGGATTCTCACTCCATTATCTTCCAACAATTGAGCATCTACATAACCCCAAAGCTCCAATACTTCATAACGCTCTACAAGAGAATGAAGAAAATCGTCTTCCATCTCCTGTTCCCAATATTCCCGTACATAGTTTTCACCAAAAGCCATAGCTGTTTCAATAGCGGTGGCACGGAAGTAGGGACGAGATTTAAGTGCTCTAAGCTGTTGACGGGAGAGTTTGTGGCGCTCCACAACATACTCAGCATCTTCCATATTAGTGGCGTCTGGGTCTGGATAGAAATTCCAAAAGGACACATGTTGTGTAGTGGGAACAACTTTTACTTCAGGAGCATAAACTCCTTTTTCATCCCAACGTGGGTATTCTTTATCTACTGCGAAAGGACCCTTCATAATACCAGTGCCAAGCAAAGCCATCTCAAAAGCCGTAGCTCTCAGATGTTTACTAGCTCCACTCTCATCGAGTTGATCATGAATTTTCTTTTCCATCTTTTTAGCTGCCACAAAAGCAGGCTCAAAAGTCACTGTAGTTGGTGTACGTCCATAGCCTTCTACAAGCTTATCTGCGACGGGGGTGAGCTTATCTTTAAGTGCTCCTGCCCTCTGCAGGTCAAACATTGTAGCGCCCTTAGGGAGAGGCTCACCATCTCTTGTGCCAACACTAGACACATCTTTCATTGTCTTACTGGCTTCAGGAGAGCTACCTACACCGGGGTCTGTAGAGAAGTGTACAGCATCTGCAACACCTTCTGGGAGACGACTAGGTTCCACTGTAAGAGGAAATCTGTTATTACCAAAAAGTACATCTGTAATTTGGCCGTAAGCGGCTAGTACTTTAGTTTTTGTTACTTTGATAAATACACGAGACTTCTCTGTGTCAGTGAATTGAACGCTGCTAGAATAAATACCCCGATAATTGGTGTAAGCTCTTAGCGCCCTCTCCTCATCTCCACGTTTTTTATTTTTAGCCCTCTCGAAACGATCTAGCACATAAGAAGCGATTGCACCCACTTCAGGGTCTTCTGACGTATTTTTAGGTGCATCCTTTAAGGACTTTACCTCGTCAGATTGAATCTCGTAGGGGGTTTGTTCAATCATATTTTACCTTATTTATTAATACCCAAAGACACTATCTGAGGGATTATAACCTTCTCTAGAGGTTGCTGGATCATAGTCGAAGAGGGAAGACCTCGGGCGAGACATCAAACCATACCGCAGAGCATCATATAAGTGGTCATGCTCGTATGTAGTGTCCACATCTTCCGGGTTAGATTTATCTAAGGGAATAGCAGGAAGCTGTGCAATAAGATTTACACAAGAAGAAAAGATTTGAATACGAGGTTCATCTGTGAACTCATCAATCTGTAATCTTCTATGTACTTCGTTTTTACCAGCAACACGACTACCCTTACTTCGGTCAGAAGGTCTCCAACGACACCCTCTCCCAATCATTTGTTCTGCAAGGCTTGGTCCGGGGTCTCCCCTACGGTGCCAAAGAGAACTATCCAGCACACCATATCTAATCATACCATCTTCACGTTCTTGACGCAAGATAAGATCAGCTAGGTCTACTGCAAGAACCCCTTTTACATAGAGTTCTCTATAAATATAAATTTTATCTGTTTTAGGTTCCACTGCAAACCAGAGGACACCTGTATGAGAGCCATACCCATAATCGCAAGCTCTGAACTTTGCCCATCCAGAGGGGAGATCAAAAGGCTCTACTACGTGAATGTTTCTATTCCACTCAGTAAAGGCGCTTCCATCTGCTACATCCCAGTCACCGTAAAGGAGTTGTTTCCTTTGGTGTTCAGGTAGTGCCATTAGAGTACGTCTGTAGTCTCCATCCCTAGTCAAGTAGGGGTTATCTTTAAGAGCAGCAGGAATAAATCTACGTCTAAAAAGGGGCTTACCAAAATCTGGATTTAATGTATCGTCTGTATTAAATTCTTCTGTATCAATTAGAACCTCACCAGTTTCAATGTCTGTAGCCCAAAAGGCTTGTCCCGGCATAGCAGGATCAACAAACATCTTCTTAACCCACATGTGGCCGGGACCGCCGGGGTTAGTAGAGGCTCTTTGAGAGAGGGGTAGATCAGGAGCTGTTGTTCGTAGACGAGAAGACATATAATTCCACGCATAAGGTGTAGGCCATTGTGTAAGTTCGTCAAAACCAATCCAAGAGAAAGCTTGTCCTTGGTAACGCAACACATCATCTTCTCTCTCAAGGAAAGACATCCAAAGCTGTGCCCCAGAAGGGAAGGTCCAAGTCTTATCTCGTTCAGACCATTTACCCTTTAGGAGAGGATTGTCATAAAGCCCCTTACTCTCTCTGATAAGTTCTCTTAGTTCTTCTGTTGTTCGACGAACTAACAAACCATTAAATTTTGGGTGAGAGAAATAACGAATGGGGTCAGCCAACATAGCGAAGGACTTCCCGCCACCTGCAGCTCCACCATATAACACCTGTCTTTGAGAAGCTCCCAAGAAAGTGGTTTGTGGTCCGGGGTTAGGCTGGAAGATGATCCTAGGCTTAATCTCCTCTTCCTCTTTAATAATAGGAGGTAGGGGTGTAGGCTTAGAGAACGTCGTAGGCTGCGGCGGCTTCTCTAATTTCGGCTTCAAGGGCTTCGGTGTTACCACCGTTACGGTCTTCGGCGTACTTGGCTTTTTCAAGGGCTTCTTTGTAGGCTCTAGCCCACTTTTTAAGAGATGAAGCTTGGTAATTACGTCTTCGTTCAATATCTACCCTCTTTTTTAATCCGTGGTGAGAAATATATCTCCCCGTGACACCAGAGAGCCAAGTGGCTACCTTACGTAGTGAATGTCCATTTTTTAAATGTTTCTTAGCCACTTCTAGTGCTTCCAGCTCAAACATAACTGGATTAAGCATTAGTTTATCGTTTTCGTCTAAAACATAACCAAAAGGAATGGTACGAGCCACCTTAGGGAGAGGCTTCCACTCTTTTCCAGAAAGATTTAGAACGTCCTCTTCGCTAGGGAATGTCATTACTTACCTTTTTTAGCTTTGCGGCCTGCTCTAATTTGGGAGAGTCTAGCTGGGCTTAGGTTACCTACTCGGGCATTTGTAAATGCAGCCTCTGCCTTTTCATACTCACGCAACCCTTTTAAAGGGTACACCATAGCCCCAGTAGCCGTGTCTTTTACAGAGCGTTTTAAAGCTTTTCTTTTAGCTTCATAACCCCTCTCTGCCGAATCAACTCTGCTTTGAGCTACCCTTGATCCTACTTTAGGTTTAGTGGTCATTTATTACCCTCTCTTGGGCTGCTTTGATCTATTGGTTTTTTGACTAACAACACGAAGGTTGCTTGGGGAATTATCTCGTGGATTAAAGTTTTACACATTATTTGCCTTATTATGAGCTAGTATAGTTTTACACCACATCAAAAGGTCAGTTAGATCACGGTCAAATTTTAATATATTTACTCTTTTACAGACTAGCTGGATATTACCTTCTTCGTAGCCTAAATCAGAGTTGATCCTATCTAAAGATATATTTGTGTCAACTTTTCCTTGTCCACATAGATAAGTCATCTGTACCCCGGACACTGCGCAAAGACCTTTTTGGGAGTTATATAAACTCTCTAAAAAATCTATAGATAAATTACGTCGCTCAGATTTTTTAACTGCTAAGGCTTTTAAGAAATTTCTTGGGGACTTACCCCTATGGACAACACTAAATTTATGTTTATAAACATGTTTAGTTCTCCACATAACCCCACAACTACGTGTACAAAAGATTTGTGTTTTCCTACTTGAATTTTGTATAAAGGGCGTAGAACAACTTTTACACAACACAGTGATTTCTGGCATTTTTATGTACGCTTTGGTTGACGTTTTCTATTAAATTCTTTAGATACAACCCTTAAGTTGGAAGGAGAGTTATCTCTTGGCCGGAAGTTTTTGTGGTCAATCTCTTTTCCATCTCCCTTACTTACCTTCCCTGCTTTTTCCGCAGCATTACGAGCAGCATTACGAGCAGCACGATCTTTCTTTCCCTTAGGAGTTCCGTGTGTGGCAGCATATTCTTTTTGACTACTGATAGTCGCGCTTACGCTCGGCCATCTTTTACCTCCAAACTCTCTTGATTATTGTTGGCGACTGCTTTACAAACGGTTATAAAGAGTTC